GGATTTAGACCTGATAGACCAGATCCTTACAAAATATTAGAGCTTGCTGTATGGGATGGTTCTGAATTTGACGTAAGAAGCAAAGGTAGAGATAAAGATTACTTTTTAGTTAGAGATACTGGTATGATCCATTTTTCTAGATACTTTTTCCTACCAGCAAGATTTAGAGGATTCAACACCCCTACATTTAGATTTGGCGGTGGTGAATTTATAATGCCCATAAAAATTAAATATTTATATGGTAGAAATATAGGAACAGATGTGCGTGAAGGTCCATTTGTTACTGAAATAACTAAAAAACTAGCAGCGATAGAAATACTTAAAAACTCTGATTTTGGTAATTTAACAGTAAGTGGAATGGATAGAGTACCATTACAACAGAAATTACAGTTATTTCAAGTTGAAGTATCAGAGGGTATAGAATCACTTAAACGTGTGGAGATATTCTAAATGCCTACTGAGCCGATACCTGTAAATGAGTTTATAACAGACTTAGAAGGTCAGTGGACTTTTAGTAATGTTAGTGGCACATCTAAAAAACCGGGTTTTATTGAGGTAACTGGTGCCGGTGAACCTATGAGATATAACTTAAATGTTAATGACCAGATAATTGCAAGGGCTACTGGTCCAGCTTTACAAGAAATTCCAATAGGTAATAGAAAGTTTGGTAATAGGATTTACAATATTACTTTAGAAATTTACACACAAGAAAGCAGACAACGACTGTATAATGTTATGGCAGAAATTAGAAGAATATGCCACTCTAGAATACATAGTCTTACTAACTTTCAACGTATCCAGTTTATGGATTTTAATGAACAAACTAATGCACAAGCAAATGTGTGGGTGGGAACTGTATCTGTACAGTTAGTCAACAATGCAATTGCTTTAGAAACTTAAGGTTTTGTAGTATAATATACATGTAGGAGGAAATATAATGGCAGTATTTCGAAGTGATCAATCACAATTGACATATGCAATGGAGTCGGCTCCGGGAGGAGACGTAGAATTAAATAATGGTAGTAGAAAAAGTAGCGGTACTTATGGACAGCTTACTGCAGATCATGCAGTGGGAACAGACCAATTAACTTATGATGGGTTAAATAATGGTCCATGGGTAGTTGGTGATATGGTTAGGATTGGAAACTTAAACCAATCAACTGATGCTGGTGCTTCAACTGCAGTGCCGTTTGAAATAAGAAGAATTGTACATGGATCAAATTTATCAGGTTCTGGAACTTTATTTTTAGATAGACCTTTAGGGTTTACTCATGCTAATAACTCTTACATTGTAGAGATTGATGGTGCGAGCACAACTCAACAAGCTAAAATTATTACAGAAATACCGGGTGTTTATGAATCAGTGAATGTGCCAGATATGGTGCCATCATATGAGCCAAGATATTTCTTAGGTGTAGGTCAAAAAAGAGACTGGACTAAGATGTATGTTGGAGCACAATCTTTTTCAGGATCATTACCGGGTTTTATACCACTAAACGGTAAACCATTTAGATGGGCAATAGGTAGCGTGTTTGATGTGCCGTCTGCGGTAGAATCTGCATCAACAGATATTGATGGTGCTGTAAGTAAAGGTGATATTTATGTAACACTAGATGGATCTCATGGCTATAGTGCTGGAGATTTTATATGTTTTTCTAATGGGGCTACTCCTCAAGTAACAACATCAGTTAGTGATACAAGTCAAGAGATACAAAAAATTGCAGCATTTCCTAGTACAAATGTGGCTAGATTAGAAAAACCTTTTAGATTTGATCACGCTGACGATTCAGCTGCTAGAGAAGTAAGTTCTGGTGCGACAGTAAAACACCACATTACAGAACAAGTATTGTTAGATACAATGTCATGGCACTTACACATGAGAGATAGTAGTGAAACTACAGCTAATGATTTTGATAGAAGATATGTAGGAGGGTTTGTAGACTCTTGTACAATATCAGCCGATGAAGGTGGTATGTTAATGGTAGGTTGGGACACGGTGACATTCCAAGATATGTTCCACAACCAACAAGAAGTATCACAACCGAATGTGAATCCGGGATCTGAAGCAGCTAACACGGGTATATTTAGTGGTGACTCAATGTCAGCAGGTATGCCTAGATTTACAGAAATGGCAGATATCTCTACTGGAGATATTACATTACCTACGAATGACCCATACTACTTCTCAGAAGGTTCTGTTAAGTTTATGGGACAAGAGTTTGCTAGAGTTAGAAACTTCAACCTAAGTATTTCTAATGGTAGTGAGCCAAGATATTACATCTCTCCAAGACACGGTAGACAAAGAGGACCGTCTGAAATACGAGAGGGTAGAAGATCATACAGTATGAGTTGTACTTTAGCATTACCAGACTCCGCAGCATCTGCGAGTGGGGTAGGTAGAAATACAGCTACTGAGTTCTTCAAACAATTACTTATGGAAGGTAACTATGGAAGTGGGATGGAAGGATTTAATATAGAGATTACTTTTACTAGGGGAACTAATGATAGTTTTCAAATATTAATTCCAGCCGATTACACATCAGGTGACGAAACAACTGGTGCAGCAGTAGGATTAGGTGAAAATGGAGCTTTCTTAACAGGTGCTCCTCACCCAATTGGTGGAGACCCGATCTTACAAGTAGCTGCAGAGTTCAGCTGTAGAAACCTAAAAATGTTAGTAACAGATTCAGAGTACGTATACACATAGGAGGTATATATGACAACAGAGCCAAGCGGAGCAGCAGTAAACTTTAACATAGATAAGTACAAGATAAAAGGAGAAAATCAAAACTTTACCATAAAAATTAAAGATGATCAGTTTGATGTAACAGTTAAACCGATGACATGGAAAAGTAAAAATGATTTAGTAGCTAAGTGCATGACATTTGAGCCTACAGGTGCATCAAGTTTTGATAGCGGTAAGTATGTAAAGGAAGTGCTTAAATACATTATTGTGGACGCTCCATGGGGTAAAACCACAGATGAATTTTTAGACTCAATTAATAGTGAGTTGGGAGCAGCATTGGAGCAATTAGTTCCATCTGCTATGGACACTAACCTTTCGGATGTAGATGTAATAAAAAAAGGGTAGATCGATTCCTGAGAGGGGTAAAAGTGTCAACGCGAGAATCGATCTTGTACACGCATTATGCGACTTTGTTGACGCTGCTGAGATTAGGACTTAATTACACTGAAGTTCAAGATATGTCAGAAGCTGAAATTAACATGATGTTAGCAACAAATGCGGCTATAGAAGAATTTAAAAATGAAACTATGGAAAGGCAGAGTAAGATGGCACAAGCAAATAATGCTCATCCAACACCGCCTAGAGGATTTTAAATATGGCTGAAGAGTATTCGGTAAAAATGATGTTGATGGCAGATGGGGTATCATCTGCTGCAGGTCAGGGTAATGTAGTACCCACTGTTGACCCTAATAATGAAATTAAAGACAATCAAGAGAGACAAACGCGTAATAAATCATTAGCACAGTTAGTCGGTATTAACTTAGGTCTTGCGGCTTTACTTAGAAACTCACAGATTTTTACTAATACTACTGGTGCAATATTTCAATTACTCGGTGGATTAATTGATATTGCGTTAGCTCCAATCGTGCCTTATTTAGCTACAGTATTAAGATACTTTGCTACACAATTTCCTGCTTATGCCGCCGCAATACAAGCAACCATGCCTAGAATAATCAACTTTGTTGCTGAACTAGTCATAGGTACTAGAAATTTACTTAGTGCATTTCTATCATTAGGCGGTTTTTCTTTTAGTTTATTTGATAAAGACGGTGTATCAAAAGATGGAAGATTAAGTTTAAGTGATATAGTTTCAGGTATTGGATCTGCATTATTGGGGGTTGGTCTTACTAATGCACTAACAGCTAACTCCATACCAATGGTATCAGCTGCCATGGGAAGTATGATGCAAGCTGGTGTGGGTAAAGCATTAGCCTTCTTTAGAGGAGTAGCGTTTTTTAACTTAGTCTATGTTGGATTAAACATGGGGGCAATTTTAAGAGAAAGCGGGGCTGAAGAAGCAGCTAAGCAAGCAACTAGGGCTATACTTCAGGCTATCGTTGGAACCATAGCATTCCTTATAACTCCGGGGGGTCCATTAATTAAATTGTTGATCGCTGGAATGACATCATCTATAGTTAGTGAATTTTTTAGTAGTGCTTTAGATACTGTAGCTGACATGGTTGGTGGTGGAGTAGGAACTATTTTTAGTGGCGGTGGAGGAGGTGGTGCTCCTCAGATGTCTAGTGCTGGTGGTGGGGGTAGTTTACCGGGTTCAACAGAAGCGTATGCCGTTGATCTTATGCCTATTAATCCACAGGGAGATACAATTGAATCATTTAACTATGATGTAAATAGTAGAATGGCAGGAGGTAATAAAGGATAATGGCTTTAGCAATATGTTTATATGACGGATTAAGTTCTAGTGAAAAAAGGTTTGCATTAAAAGCAGATTCTTTTTCTGTTAACTATGTAAAAACTCCAATACAAATTCCATTCCCAAGTGGAGCAGATCCAGAAATCATTGATTTAGGACAGATTAGACCTACTGTTACAATAAGTGGAATAGTAGACACAACTGCACCGGGTTCTGCAGAAAATGTAACAGGTCCTGAAAGGAACAGTAGTCAAGTATATACTGTGCCTAGTAAAGAAGAATTAGAGGACTTTGTTACAACTAAATTTTATGATCCGTCAGACTCTAAATTAGAGATAATGGTATCCGATGGTTCAACCACACCTGTTGCAGCTTATGAGGGGGCTATATCTCAAGCAAGATTTGATGTCGCACCCGCCACAGAAGATAGATTTTCATTTACTATGGTGTTTGTAACTAAAAAAAGGAAAGATAGCTAATGGCTAATCCAGTAGTATTTAGATCTTCAAAAATATATGTTTTTATAGAAGTGGCTAAAATTAATGATACAGGAGATATTACATCTGATACATCAGCTACTAGTATGACTGTGGATGCTGGGCATAGATTAGAAGTAGGTATGGATGTATTAATTGAAAATGAAGCTGTAAAGGTTACAGCCATTAACACCAGCACTCATGCAATAACTATAAATAGAGCAGAGGTAACTCACACATCTGCAACCACTACGACTGCAGCAACCCATGCTAATGATACACCTATATTTGCATGGTCTGAATTAAAAGATAGTAATGGCACGTCTCTAGTACAGTCTTTTTCTATAATAGATGACCTATATAAACCAAGAGTGCTACAAATGTCTATTGGAAACCCATTTAGCGGTGCTATAACTTCATCAGGGATTTTAGAAGGCATTATAAAACAATCTGTTCCCGTAAAGGTAGAGGAAGGTGAAAATCATAGCATACTATTTACGGGCAAAATAAGCAGTGTAACTAGACAACAAAGCGGTGGTGAGGGTAACACCATGAAAGTAACTGCTTATGATAATTTGTTTGAATTAGCTAGAACAAAAATGGGGGGTAATTTTAGCACCATAGAGATAAAAGATGCTGATGGAAACAATTCTGATTTAGGATCTACTAAAACTCCAGCAACAGCGATTAAATTTTTAACTAAAAAATTTCAATTTGGAGGTTCAGGGTCTACTACAGATGGTGAAGAAATTAATACCACGACTACTGAACCTGTGAGTGGTAGTGAAGCTAGATTTCAAGCCAGTTTAGATTCATTCCAAAATACAAATAGAAATGCTAAAGTTACTTTTGGATCATCTGATATAACCGCTTTGTACGGAATAAAAAGATTAGCCTCTGGAGATAGAATTGCAAAAGATAAATTTGGTTATGTCTTTTATAATGACCCTAATATTACAAGTTTTTCTACTGCTAGCAACCCCGCTCAAATGCTTAATTATTATCCAGCAGGTTTTATGCCTGCTCAAGATCAAAGTAGTATAGCAGACGGCTCCAGATCCCCTGCAATAGGGAACGTGCAATTCCATAACTACGGCACTAGTAATACAAATATTGATGGGCATACTAGACAAATAAAACCGGGGGCAGCTTTTGATTTAATAAAAAGTGAAAATTTAACTGAAATACTAGCTAGATTTAGAGACCCTATTTCAGGTACTATGCGAGAAACTACTTTTGAATTATTTCATTTTAAAGCACAAAGTGTATCATCAAGTGTAGCTGGTTTATATGGAGGTAAAGCTATATTAAATGATCCATTTGATGTTACCGGGACATTTGGAGTAGAAGATGTTAACAGAACATCTGTTGCAGATCGTAGTAGTCATGCGACTAGACTTGTTGATTCTAGTAATAATATAATAGGATATATACAATTTATCGGTGAGAGCACCTCTAGCATTTCAAATGGGTCGGGAGTGCTTATATTAAGTGGTTCTGATATAGCGACTGCGGGTGTAGGTGTCACGGCGGGGCAACAATTATTTATTAATACTGCAAGTTCTGGAAACAGTATAACTTTATGTGATAATGAAGACCCCGAAGCTGAGTTTCCATTTAGAGCACAGGCTGTAACTAAAGAAAGACAAGTTGCAAGAATGGATTTTGGAACTAATGTAAGTGCTAATGACATTAGAGCTGCAATTGCATCTAAGTTTGCCCAAAAATCTAGAAGTAAAATTAGGGGCAGGTTTCAAGTAGACGGTAAATATCCTTTTAGCACATTAGATATTCAACTTACAGGAGATGATTCTATAACAACAAGTTCTGCAGGAGAAAAAACAAAAGTAGTTATTACAGATAACAGCATGCAAGGCGGTAGTGTTACCACTGCAATTGCATTATTTGATAATTCAGGAAGTGGTGTAACTTCGTTTTCTGGATTTGGATTGAGAGCAGGGCATACTATAAATAAGTTAACAGCTCAGAATGGCACTTCTAGTGACACTTACGGATATTTAGAAAAAGTAACTGCAAAAGAGTTAACATTTTTAGTCACAACAGGGAGTTTTTCTACAAATGATTTTATTAGAGTGAATGTTCCATTAAGAGTTGGATTTAATACAGAGGTACAGTCATTGCCGCATAACATTGGTACTTCAGGTGGTAGAGTAGGTGGGTCAACAATGATCACATCAATAGAATATACAGAAACAGGTAGTAGAGCATACACTCATATTGAGACTATATCATATAATACTACCCGAACACAGGATATTATTTCTCAAGCTAAACCAGATTTAGGCGATTTAGATGAACAAACTGATGACGATTATGGTGGACTTCCATATGGATTTGAATCCGCCCCACATTTTACAGGCACATTTCGTGCTGGGGATACTGCCGGCAATGATAAAGATAAAGCAATTAGTTATACTAGTGGAAGTTTATATATAAAGGGACAAGTGTTTTCAATAGCAGCTGACGATAGTGATAATGGATCTGTAGGGCTGGGCACAACAGTAAATATAACAGATGCTGATGGAGACGGCGAACCAAACAGTAGAGTTATCCTTTACTTTGAACCAGCACGTTCTACTACAAAATTTATTATTGAAAATGAAGATACTTTTGAAGCAAGAAATGCCGCAGAGGGTAGAGTAGCTGCAGGTAATTATAGAGCTCCGGTGGGTATAAGTAGAATTAAATTAGGTGTGATTGTCGGATCTACTATAGGTAGTACAGCTGGGAGAGTAACATTAACCACAGCAAACGGATTTACATACGGAAGGGCTAATGATTCTGATGTAAATGGAACTAGTGGTGATAGTGGTGCAAAAACCATGCCATCAACAGGTGCAAATGATATAGGTCCAGTAATAAATAACTTTTGGGTGCCCGCTAAAGATAATAGTTATGACTTAGGATTAACTGGTAATGCATGGAGAAACATTTTTCATGAAGGTAGCATAACAGATACGTCAGACGCGGCAGTTAAAGATAACATTGAACCAATACAGTTAGGGTTGGACTTTGTTAATGAATTAGAACCAGTGCAATATAATAAAAAAACAAACCCAGATAAATTAGATGTAGGGGTAACAGCCCAAGATGTTAAAGATGCAATCGAAAAAGCAGGTTTAGATCCTAAAGAGGGTACTATTGTACATGAAATAGACACTGATCATCATATGAGATTAGATTATACAAAGTTAATCGCACCCATGTTAAAAGCCATACAAGAACTGTCTGATGAAATAGATAAACTAAAAAATGAAGGCGAAGAATAAAGTAGTTAGACTGCGTAAAAACAACCCCTTCATGTCTATATCTGAAATCGCAAGACAAGTAGGGATAGATGTATCGTATGCACGCAGAGTTTTAATTAAAAATAATCTACCAACAAAGGTCTCTAAACCTAAACCTGTGGTATACTGTAAAGTATGTAGAGAGATAACTACGGACCGTGGCGGAATACACAAAGATAAGTGTAGATTCAAATGGAATAGAATTAAATTAACATGTTATTTCTGCAGAGTGCCTTTTTACAGAAGTCGTAAAAGAGTTATGCAGGGGTATAGATTAAAATTAAAAAATGTTTATTGCACACAACCGTGTTATCAAGCGTACAGAAAGTATAAAAAAAATGGAAATCAATGACGATTTAATATTGCAATGGGAACCTAAGATAAATAAAATGTTATCTAACATTTACATTCAAGGATATGATCGAGATGATCTTGCCCAAGAACTTAGGTTGATAGTTTTAAAAGCTGCAAAACTATATAAACCAAATAGAAACGCAATATTTCATACTTATTTACACACAGCTATGGTAAATAGATTAAAAACGCTGTGGATGCAAGCTAGTAAAAAACTTCATGGACAAAGTTTAGATGCTACAACAAGTGACTCTGATGGAGAAAATAGTTTTAAATTAAGTGACTTTGTAAAACAGTTAGATGAAAACTTAGATGAAGTAGAATTTATAGATTATTTAGAGTCTTTAGATTTAGATGACGGTGAAAAACAATTTTTAAAAGACAAATTTATGAACAGGACTATGAAGGACATAGAACAAAACTTAAAACAATTAACAAAAGTAAACACTGTCAATGGTGAAGAAAGTGTGGTAAACTACTCCATATACAAAGTAAAAAAATCTTTGAGAAACAAAATTAACGAAGAGAAATAGTATTGGAAAACTTTAATTTTATAGAGTCTGCGATCATATTTGGATTATGTGATGCCGGCAATTATAAACAATTTACCTATAATCCTAAAGACTTTGCTGAACATGGTAAAGCATATGAGTTTATACAAACATACATTGATGATTACAAAGAGTTCCCTACATCAGAGGTTTTAGTTGAAAAGTTTGATTCATTAAAAACAGATGCACAGTCAGTTAATTTTAATTATGCATTGAACGAATTTAGTAAACAAGTTATGTTTAGACACATTATCTCAGTATTTCAAGATAATAAACCATTGTTAACAGAAAACCCTAAAAAAGCATTAGGTTCAATTATGGATAATTTAAATGATATTGAAATATTACATGATGCTGATGTAAATCAATACGATACGGGTGACTTAGATAGATATGAAGAATGGAAGAAGAGAAGCTCTGTAAGACAGATGGGTGATGGCATGATAGGTATTAGGACACCATTTCACATGATTAACTCTACTGGTGTAGGATGGCAGAAAGGGGATTTAATTACTGCTTATGCTAGACCGACTGTAGGTAAGACATGGTTATGTTGTAAGTTAGCAGCAGATGCGATACTCAGTGGATATAAAACACTATTAGTATCTACCGAAATGCCTGTCGCATCCATCGGATTAAGGATGGATGTGTTACTAGCACACGCTCAAGGGTATGAATTATCACATAGTGCACTTAGAACGGGGCACAAGATTGATGAAGAGATATACAAAAAGTTTTTACAAAACACTAATTTTAAAAATTTACTAGTATGTGATCATATAAGTGGTGAAGATAGTATTTCGTTACCTAGTATAACTAACTTGGTGCGTAAGTATAAACCTGATGTTTTAATTATTGATGGGGTATATTTAGTATCTACTCACGACAAAAATAAAGCGGTGTGGGAACAATCACACTCATTATTTTACGGTTTAAAAACAATGGCATTGTCAACCAATACTACTGTTATCGCATCTACTCAAGCTACAAGAGACGCGGCTAATATGTATACTCAACCTACAGCAAGTCAAGTTGCTTTTGGGGATGCATTAATTAGAGCATCAGATGTTGCACTCTCTATGTGTATGGTAGAAGATGAGCCTAAATTAAGAGAAGTAGCGTTCCAAAAATATAGGGACGGTGATTTAGGTGGTAGAGATTCCCAATTTATATGGGATGTTGACAAAGGCAAAGTAGAGGAGAACAATGAGTCGTTTATCTAAAAAATACAAATGCGGTAAATGTTCTGCAAACGGAGTTATTAAAGTGGGGCTTACTATTATAGACCCTAACTCATTATTACTTAAGCCAGTTTTAGGTTTAGTAAAGAACGATCCATATTGTTTTCAATGTGGTATGACATTTCCTGAAGGGTTTTGGAAAGAGAAAGATGGTTTTATATACAGGATATCAAAGAACTAATATGGATTGGGCAACAGCATTGACGGATATGGGGTTGTCTATACCTGTAGGGGATAGTCAAGTATCTATTTTATGCCCGTTTCATGAAGACACCACAGAATCTTGCTCTATTAATATAGAAAAAGGTGTTTGGATATGTTTTGCAGGTTGTGGACAAGGTGGTTTGAAAAGTTTCATTAAAGAGTATAAAGATTGGGATTATAGACAAGTTAATCAATACCTAGTTAATTATAAGGGTAACTATAAAGATGATTTATTTGATTTTACTATAGAAGAAGAAGATAAACAATTACCTGAAGTTACTATACCTTATACACTAGGAGCTGTACCCCCATGGATATTTAACAGAGATTTTACTAAAGCAAGCATGAAAAAATGGAGATGTGGTGTTACGGGCAGGAATGGATTAGTATTACCAATGCTTGATAAAGATGAAAGAGCAGTTGGATGGGCTATCAGACAAGAAAAGATAATTCCTAAGTATTTATATTCTAGAGGACTACAAAAATCGAAGATATTATTTGGTCAGCATTTAATTACCCCATCACAAACACTTTGTGTGACTGAGGGACCTTTAGATACAATGTGGTTAGACCAGCTTGGATTTAAATCTGTGGCTATACTAGGTGCAATTATGTCAAGGAGACAGCAGGAATTACTATTGACACTACCTGTAAAAGAGATTATACTATGTTTAGATAATGATAAGGCTGGTATAATTGGTCGTAACAAAGCATTAGATATGTTGAGAGGCAAGATTGCACTATCTTATATAAAAATTCCTAGTGAATATAAAGATGTGCAGGATATCAGATCTTATGATATACTAAAAAATGTAATAAACAATAGACGATACTGGTAAGGAGGATAATATGTCTGGAATCGGTATGATACAAAACAATATTCAAAACAGGACTGCAAGATCTACTCAGAGCACTGAGAGTACAGGTAAAGAAATCTGGTTAAAAGATGGTGATCAAGTATTTATGAAATCCATTGCAACAGGTGACGAGGACGACATCTTTTTAGATGAGTTCCATGTGTATGAATTTCAAAGCGGTGTAGATAAAAGTTGGAGAAGTGTCTTGGTAGTTAATGGTGAACCCGTTGATGATGTACCAAGTGAAGCTCTATACTGGGAAGATGGTGGCAAAAGAAAGCTTCCTCGACACAAATTTGCACTATGGGTGTATGTAACAGAAGTTCTACACACTGAACAACGTGTTGATTCATGGGAAGAGATCACAAGTCCTACGGGTAATAAACTTTATAAGGAAGTTGTCAATGACTTTAAAGTAATGACACTCTCTTTCGGTGCTAATAACATCAACTGGAATCAATTAGTAGACGTTTACGGTGATAATGGAGCACTTGATAAGTCTGTGATAAGAGTAAAAAGAAGAGGTAGTAGTTTAGATACAACTTATACTATTACATCTACTAACGGTAGTATTGAACTACCCGAAGATAAACAAGCAGAGGTGGCAAACCTCACACCTATCAAAGAGTATGTAGCTCAAAGATACGGTAAATTTGAAGCATCTGATACATCAGTGCCTGCAAATGCAGTGTCAGTTGATGATGAAGATGACGATATGCCCTTTTAATGGGGACCTCCATAACTATGCAGCCCTCAGCCGATGTCCTGTTGGGGGTTGCTGCAAATCCGATGATAGTAACAACTAATACATTTGACTCAACCATAGACTTATTTACTAAGTCAACGAGCACTGAATGGATTATTGATGTTGAAACTAACGGATTGAATCCTTATGATATGCATCAACTATGTGGTATAGGTATATCTACGACTAATGATAAAGATAATATATATTATTTCCCATTTAGACATCAGTCAGAGGAACCAAATTTATCTCAATCAGATTTAAATAAACTTGTAGAGTGTATAAACACTAAATGTAAAACTTTAGTAGGGTACAATGTGAAGTTTGATGCTAAGTTTTTAGAGAACGAAGGTATTGATATACAAGCTATGGATCTAGTTGATGTATTAGTCATGGTTAGAATGACTGAACCAACTACTATAAACCAATTGAGTCTTACAGATACTATTATTAGAAGTTATGGGGACGATGCAGGGAAATATGATATTGATACTAAACAAGTTTTACGAAAGAATAAGTGGACTAAGGACTTTTCTTTAGCACCTCCATCTATATTAGGACCATATTGTATTAAGGATGTGGAATGGACACGCAGAGTTTACTTTGATAGGCTTAAAAAACTAGACGAAACAAAACAATCTGAGCTATTTAAGTTCCAATGTGACCTAACTAAAACTTTATACACTATGGAAAAACGTGGTATCCCTATAAATAATGCATATGCTAAAGTAGCCTACGAGAAAATGATGAAGAGGGTAGCTGATTTGAAGCTACAGGTATATGAATTAGCGGGGCAAGAGTTTAATATTAGTAGTCCTAAACAAATTGGGGAGATATTTAATGGCATGGGAGTTCATTCTCCTGCTAGAACAGGCACGGGTGCAGAGGCGTGGAATGAAGCAGTATTAGTACAACTTAATAATCCACTCGCAGGTATGATAAGACAGTATAGAACACTTGTAAAATATAGCTCAACATATATAGAACCCTATCTAGAGATGCCAGTTTTACATACTAACTTCTGTAATTGGGGTACAGTAACAGGTAGACTATCATCTCGTAACCCAAATTTGCAGAATATACCTAGAGATGTAGTGTATGTTGAAGATAGACAGCTATCGGATGCTGACAAAGTTGATATAAAGGATAGAGTCGCCGCTTTAATCTCTAGTAAGGGTGGTAATTCACGAACAGAATTGACTGATGACGTTATAAAAACGTGGAGTTTCTTGGGTGGAGACAAATTTAATCAGCATGATCCCAAACAAGTAGCGATAAGACATTTATTTGTCCCAAGACCCGGATATAAGATGGTTGCATACGACTATTCACAGATGGAAGTGCGTGTATTTATGTATTATGTTAATAATGACGAGATGAATGAGCTTATGAAGCAAGAAAATGTAGATTTTCATGGTGAAGCGGCTAAAATTGCATTTAATATTGAAGAATCCGACCCTCAGTTTAAGTTTTTTAGACAATTAGCCAAATCAATCACGTTTGGAGTGATATATGGCATAGGTAGAGACAAATTATCTATGCAACTTAACACTACTCCTGTTGAAGCAGCTAATTATAAGGCAACATACCTTAATAACATGAAGGGATCTAAAAGATTCTTTGATGCAGTGGTCAGAACTATTAAAACTAGGGGCACAGTACGCAGTAGGTATGGTAGAATATATAAAGTACCGAGTGATTTTGCATATAGAGGAGTTAATTACTTAATTCAAGGCACTAGTGCTGATATAATGAGTGAAAGAATGGTTGAAGTACATAAATACTTGGATGATAAGAAGAGTAATCTATTGCTACAAGTACACGATGAGATTATATGTGAGATACATGAGGATGAATTTGATGACGTTGCACTTAAAGTTAAAGATTTGATGATAGAAAACACACTTAATATACCTTTAGAAGTAGATATGGAGATCTGTGATCCATCTTGGGCGATAAAAAAAGATGTGGCAGACAAAGATAAATTTAAACTAGAAGAACATATAGATTGGGACTAATGAAAGTAACAGCAAAGAAAAACGAAACATTTGAAAAACTATTAAGACGTTTTAAGAAGAACTTACAAAAAGATGACACTCTTAATACTTATAGAGAAAAACAACAGTTCACTCCTAAAAGTGTAAAGAGACAACAGCAAAAGGCAAATAAGTTAAGAAAGAGTAGGGAGCAAGATGTCTAGTAAAGATATATTCCATTGTGAAGAAAATGATGATGAAGTTATATATTATGATGGACTTAAAGAAGCATTTATAGGTTTAGGACATCAACAGTTCAAAGGACCTTATGCTGTATACGATAGAGAAAAAGCAATAGAAATAATTGCTAGAGATATTTATAGTGAAAAGAAAAAAGATTACAATTTTGATGACATGGATGCAGAGACGCGATTAAATGTTGTACAAGCAGTAGGCGATGAAGCTTATGAAGAAGCGATGGAATACTTTGAGTACAATACTGAAGGAGCATGGATGGGAGACAGGACACCTATATTTGTAATGATGAAACACTTATTGACACCAATAGAACCGATAGAGGAGGACTAAATGGCAGCAGCAGGATGGGAAAACCCAAACGCCCCATACGATTTTACAGAAGGGATGTGGAGAGACTACAATAAAAACTACTCACACTTATCATGGGCAGAATATAGACAGATGACAAAGTGGGGTATAAAAAACTTAGTAGATAAGACACCAGATAAACCTAAACAGTATAGTTTTACAGAAGCATACAATAGAGATAATGATGTTGACCCACAACATTATCACTTTGACATAGAACCGTTTGATTATATACATGACAATCAGATGAACTTTGCAGAGGGTAATGTGATAAAATATATAACAAGGTGGAGATACAAAGATGGTATCAAAGACCTTTACAAAGCAAAGCAGTATATAGATATGCTGATCGCAAAGGAGATAACAGATGGCGAAAGTCGGACTTAAATTAGGATTTACATTTAGAGTAGGTCCACTAGATACAAATCAGTATGCAAGAATGGACATGGAGATCCATGACATTGATACTGAATTACCAATAGATAAACAATTAGAGGAAGCTGGATTAACTTTAGATAAAGCCTATCAAGTAGTACATGATAAGGTGGATGGTGAGATTAGGAATGTTCTAAAGAAAGGTAAGAAGAAGGATGGAGCTTGAGCATGTAAGAGCTATAGTTACTGAACAGTTCTTAGCAGAAAGAGAATCGCAAGAAAATAAATGGGGTGAGCAAATGCATCACACAGATGAGTATTGGACTGTAATTTTAGGAGAAGAGTTTGGAGAAGTAGCCAGAGA